AAAACGTGGTGTTTACATGGGAAAACAAAAGAGATACAATGGTAGCATGAAATGAGTAGGCGATAGCTTAAGCCATGTGCGGCAGCAGTTGCCTACTCTTTTTCTATTCATTCTTTAGCCTCCACCCAGCGCATGAAACTTAGGGCGCTGGGGAATGAAGAAAGAGAGGGGACAGTATGAAAGCATGGGCTAAGAGTTTTTATTTATCGGCGGCGTGGGAACAAACCAGAGCCGCTTATTTAATGTCACAAGATTATATTTGTGAACGCTGCGGGCAGCCCGCAAAGATAGTGCATCATAAGCGCTGGCTTAACAGAGAGAACATAAACGACATAAGCGTTACGTTGTGCTGGGATAACTTAGAGGCGTTGTGCCAAGACTGCCACAACAAGGAACACCACAAACAGGAGAGGCATAAGCGGTATCGGTTCGACGAGAACGGCGGCATACTCCCCCCATATCAGAAAAATAATTAAAGGGGGCGAATACCGAGGGGGATACCCTAAAATTACCCTACGGGCGTGCGCACGGGTGGTGTAGGGGGTGTGGTGCGGCGCAGGAATGGAAAGCGGGGTAAAGGAATGGCAACAAAGAAAGAGAAAACCAAAGAACAGAGGATAAAGACCGAAAAGGCCAGACTTAAGGGAATTTTCAAGGACTTAGACGAAAACAAAAGAAAATTAGTAACGCCGCTGATAGAAAAGGCTGCATTTATGAGCATTGAGCTGGACGACTTGCAGGCGAAACTTGAAAAAGACGGCTGGACGAGTGAGTACCAGAACGGGCAGAACCAGTGGGGAACAAAGAAAAGCCCAGAGGCAGAAACCTACATAGCGCTTAGTAAGAACTATGCAGCAGTGATTAAGCAGCTTACGGAATTAGTACCAGCTGCGAAACGAAAGACAAGCAGGCTGGCGGCTTTGCGGGAAGAGTAAGCAATATTGCCGCCTTATCGAAATTATATCTATGAGTACCACGCAAAGATTACAAGCGGCGAAATCATAGCGGGAAAATGGATAAAGAAAATATACGAAATCATTATAAACGGGCTGCAAAAGCAGGAGTATTTTTTTAATGCAAAGGCTGCGAATAAGGCTATACGGTTCATAGAGAACTTTTGCCACCACAGCAAGGGGCGTAATGATTTAATCAAGTTGGAGCTATGGCAGAAAGCCATAGTTTCTGTTATTTTTGGCATACAGGACGCAGAAAAAATACGTATTTTCCGTGAAATTTTTATTGTAATTGGCAGAAAAAATGGAAAAAGTTTATTTGCATCTGCGATTATTGCATACATGGCGTACTTAGAGCCGGAGTACGGACAAGAAATATACTGCTTAGCGCCAAAATTAGACCAAGCAGCGCTGGTGTATGACGGATTTTATCAAATGGTACAGGCAGAGGACGAGTTAGCGGAGCTGGCAAAGAAACGGCGCAGCGATATTTATATTGCGGAGAGCAACACGGTAATA